CGTCACAAGAAACATGGTCAAAGCCATCGGATAGTTCCGAAGCATCGATTTCAATGATTACTTGTTTGTTGTCATCAGTGCCGGTTAAAGCGACAATCGCTTTGCCGGTGATATCTTCTTCAGCGGTTCCGCTAGAGTCCTGTGCTTGACGCAATTTTGCGTTAACCGTTGTGTCAGTAGCACCAATGTTTACAATGAACATTAGCTTTTGGAATCTGCTCATATCAACAAGGGATGAACTGACGGTTGTATTATCGGCAAGCTGCGGGTTAATGATCGCCACAACTGCCATATCTTCAGAAAGTTTAGAAGCCATAGTATACCTCCTTAGTTTAAGTAGATGGCTGGTGAAATTGTTGCACCATTAGCCAACTTAGGCTTATAGTTAATTGCGGGTTGTCCGTCTGCCCACAATTCCATCTTGAAGACGGTTTCGCCTTTCAAGAATCGCACATGCTCCGACAAGGAGATAGTGGGGCTGTAAGTCAATGCAGCGTAGTACATGCTTGGATCAACCAAACAAAGATCTCTTGGTGTTCCAACGGCTGGCAAGAATTCGCTAACGAAGACCGGACGATTAAACAATCGCAAGTCAATGCCACTTTGTGCCGATGGGTGGAATACTGCGTTACCAGCAGCATCAACCATTTGGAGAAGACCAGCAATTGCTTTCTGACCAACCATCCAAATTGAGGTTGCTTGCGATGATGCAGGTAGTTCTTCCCACATTTCGCAAACGTCTGCAAACTTAATGACAGAGGCAGTATCACGGGTTACGGACTGTACCAAACCATTGTTTAAGTCTAACATTCCAAGAGGCTTGCCAACACCATCACCCATCAACCAAGAGTATTCGAGCTTGCTGTTAACTTGCTGTTGGAACAATCGGCGAATGATGCTTTCAACACCTTGTGCCGAACTTCTCAACAGGTGGTTGCTTACAGGAATGTAAGCACTCATGCGGTTGGGGTTAAGTTCGATTTGACGGAACTTAGGATTAACTTCCTGTGCATCGTCGCCTTCACTGTCCCAGAAAACATTGACGCCAGCACCCCAAGCACTTTGTCCATCACCAGCAGGGGTGACGCTTTGGTCCAAGGCAGGCAACTTAATTGGGCCACTTTCGCCCTCAATCGGAAGACGAATTGCACGTTGTCCGAAGCTGTTGGAGTATTCCGGCACTTCAACCAATTGATTGATGAACTGCTCAGGAACAGTGTAACCACCAACGATACCGCTGGATACTTGAAGAGATGCTTTGTACATTCCATTAAGAATGTTCTTGGCTTCAGCCTTTACATCTGCCTCAACATTATCGGCAAGAGCTTTGTGAACACTTTGGAAAAAGTGTCCAAGGCCCTTTTGCCGATCATCTTCAGATTCGACAACTCGAACCGAAGGAGCTTTGCTTTCAATTTTGGCGGATTCTTTGATCGCCTTTAGCAAAGCTGTGTCTCTTTCCTCAAGGGCTTTTGAAAACTTGGAAACCAAGTCCCCTTGTGGATCTCTTTCTTCTGCAAGACCAGCTACAACCCAGCTTTTAGCGGTCTCACCATCAAGCTCATAAACTTCATTGGCTTTATAATCTTTGCCGAAGTCTTTGAGCATCATAACAAACATTGTGTCCATGTTATTATCCTTATGCTTAATTGGTGTTTATTTGCCACCAATCGCCGACTACTAAGCTGCCCCTATGCTCTGGTTGTCCCTGCACAAGCTGAAACTGTTTGCCTGATTAGCTCTGGCTTGAATTATCTATTGCCCCACTGATAATTTTTTCTATCAATAAAAAAACCCAATGGCTGTTACACCATTGGGTTTTTTAGATCTGGAGCAAAAGACAATCAATCTTTCACTTTATATATGCTCTAACAAAAAATTTAAACGATGATTCATCGTACCTGTCGTTTTTTACTATGTTATCTTTTGCACTCAACGGTTGGAGATTTTCTAATCCACAAATAATTTTTGGGTCAGTAATCCCCTCTTTCAAAAAAGCGATAACCGGAAATTTATGATCTAAATGCCAATCGCCTGCTTTCAGTCTATTCCAATCTGGGAATGTCTCAAGATGCTTTGCAAGATCTTGGGCAGAGTAACCAAGTGCTTCATATGTATCATGCTCTTTGTCGGTGCCACTTCGCTTGTAAATTGTTTGAAGCATCTTGTACATCTTCTTTGGGATCTTTTCCCTGCATCTCCTTGAGCAATAAACTTGCTTAAGTGATTTTTCAGGTGTAAATCCTTTATCACATGCTGGGCAAATATGCGTAGTGATATCTCTGGCTTTCTGTGTTTCCTCTCTCCACTCTGCTTTTTTTGCCTCAATCTGGCAGGCTCTTGTGCAGTAGCATCGGCGTACAGAAACAGAAGGAAAGAACAGAAGCCCACATCCTTTGCAGACTTTAGCCTGCCGTTTTGGCTCTGCATATTTGTCTTTAACTCTCTGCTTGTATGCTTCCATTCTGCATTCATGGCTGCACCATTTTTGCCGATCTGAGCTAAAGAACCTTTCTGGAAAGTAAGTATTGCCACACCATTTACAGTTACAAGCAACCTGCTTTTCTTTTTTGTTTTTTACACGGCTGTCTGATTGGTCTGAACACTTCTGCTGATTAGAGCACTCATTTGAGCAATATAGTCTGCGGCTAATGTCTTTAATTTCTGATTTGCAATATTTGCATTTGTGTATGTTCATAAAAAAACCTCCATACTAATATAGTATGGAGGCGTAGTTTTTCTAAAGAATAAACTTTAAGCTTACTCTTTATTTAGGGTAAAATTAAGAGAAAGGTTCAAAACGTCGCCGTCAGCCAGAACACGGCTGGTGGCAAATCGTTCTGCCCACAGCGTTACACCCGAAGTAGCAGCTTCAACGTAGTAGCCATAAACGGTGTTGCCAGTAGCCCCACATGTCCAAGACTGTTGAGCATAGGCGGTTGAAGCCTTGCCAGCAGAATCAGAAGCAGAAGACCATCCGGCTCGGGTCAGTGTTCGTGCTGCATAACTTGTAAAGTTAGCTTGGGTGAACGAGTTGGTAACAGAGTTGTCATTTGGTGTGACATTGTTTTGATAAAGTTTGAGAAGATAATTCTCATCTGCTGTTAATGCGTCCTTTAACATCTTGTCCAGAAGTTCTAGTTCGCCAGCATTTGGTGTTACAAGTGCCATGTTTTATTTTCCTTTGCAAAGGGTTGTATTAAATATATTTAGTAAGGGTTAGTCAAAAACCAAATTGTTTGATTATGCTTTGCTCAATTGCCTTCAGAGATTTACTGTATTTTGGTGTTTGTGGCTCAGGATCATCCCAAGCCCAAAGGTCAGTAATTATGGTATCATCTGATGATGGCAGTAAAAGCCCCATACTCTTAACCATTACTTCTGGCAAGTTAAGTTCGCCTTTGGCCACAGCTTCTACAAGAGCGTGACCGTTAGCAGGCACAGTTGCCACTGCATATTCAAACAATGACCATTTTCTGATAATGCGGTCAGCATTTGCCCACTTTCCTTCTGACTGGTCAACTTCCTTTTGTGTCGGTGGTCCAACCTCTTCAGGCATGAATCCAACGCTTTTACCAACAAGAAAACCAGCCTTAACCAAGCCCCAAGTTGTATCTGCAAGTTCATACAGACCCTCTGGGGCATATTCGGTTTTTGCTTTGATATGCTTTGCTGTTGCTCTTGTTGGCTCAAACTTAACCCACATCGCTCTTCCAACCGGTGGGATATCGTATTTGTGGCCAAAGGTAACAACAGGGTTCTTCTGGAACTGACTTAAATCAGCACCATTAGCAACAACAACTTCTCTGTCTCGGTCAACATCAATGGTGTTGATGATTGAGATGTCTGCCCGTTCACCTTCTTCTAATTCCAAAGGAGCACGGGTAACAAAGTTGCGTTTGTAAGAAAGCCCATCCTTCTCGGCTCTCTTTATTTTTTCCTCAAGAATGCGTGCTGATTCTTCCTTCTGGGGGAAACCCATTGGACCAACGCACAAACCTTTTTTCTTAAATTTTTCGTGTATCATGTTAACCCTATTTATTACTTGACATCCGTTTTCTTAGACAGTATCGCCCGAATGGTACGCCGCTCCTTCGTAAGCGTTGGCACCAAAAATGGGCGTTTCTCCATCTCAGATGTTCCAAGTTCAAGAAATCGCCCATAAATCTTATTTGT